ATAGCCAGCCTTCGAAGTCGGTTCCCGGTAATCCATATCCACTGCCCTCCGTAAATCCGAAGTTCAGCAGGCGCATGTCGTTCCCGTTGCCGGACAAGTCCTTCAAAACAGCCCGGTCGGGGTCGTCGTTGGTCTTGCCCCAGGTGGATATAGCCATTTTGACGTGGCTGAGTAGTTCGGGGTCGATGTAGGGACGGGCGGAACCGGAAGAAGAGCCATAAGAGGGCAAACCGATTCGATTCAGACCGATCCGGTTAAGCCCTACCGTATTTAAGGATAATTTGTTAAGCTTCATTGCTGGATTCTGTTATAGTTCCATTGATTATTTCCAGGCAGCTTTCGATGCGAATGACCTTGGGATAAACAGACGCATCAAAATCACAATCGACCACCTTACCCGAATTTATATCGAGTATTCCCGGAATGTGTACACTATCAAATCCCCTCTCGGCGGCTGTTCTTTCATCTATAGCCTCGGTTTCTCCGGTCGTCTTCTGAAAGATTCTGACCCCTCCACTTGCTGCCCGCTCGAGATGAATGTTGAAGTTCGCATTCACTACCGCTTCGGCAACATATACCCTTAAACTTTCTATTCTTGTAAATTGTAGTTCCATATTATTCTGATTTATAAAGTTTAAACCATGCGAAATAGTGACTGTTCTCCAGATAATTGCTATCCGTTTCAGCCAGTCGGGCCTCCTGTTCAAAGGAGACCATCCGATAAGCCGTATACCAGACCTCGTCCTTTTTCATGACACATGCAATCACAGCCCTGATAAGGCATTCAAGACCATACCATACATAAAATACGACTGCACTAGCGGCTAACCACCAGGCCGAATACCCGAAGATCAGCATACCGATCCACAGAAGCCATCCGGATGCAATTGCCAACTCTGCCCATTGTCGGGCATGCGTACATTCATGATTGATCACCGCCTGTGATAGCTTCTTGCACTTGGTAAATACCCAGGCAAAAAGGGTGATAGTTGAATATCCTGAGAACAGGATAGCTTTAGCAAACCATGAGTTATAAAATACTTTTTTCATAATGCTTATTTTTTTAATTGATTATTCTTCCTTTTACTCGCATATATGTTATTTATCTATTATTCTTTTAATTACTGTACTGGCTCTCTGGTTCGTCCTATAATGGCGATTTCGAATGGGGAATCTCCATAGTTCCCATCCTTATGAAAGGTTCTGACAGTAAACTGATTATCATTCTTGTCTGTAAGCGCAGCAATACTCCAGGTCCCATGAACGGCAGTTGCCTGAACAAAATACTGAGTATGCCTAAGATCGTGATTAAAAGCGTAGAGACCAGCTTGTCCGTGATATATGGAAGAAATACTGCATCCATCTCCCCATTTATTTTCTATTGTACCATTAGCACTTATTCTGGCTGCCCACAGGACACCGGGGGCATTCCATTTTTCACCTGCACGCTGATGAAATTCATGAGATCCGGCACTTGAAATCGCATTAGATGCTCCATTACCAATAATGCTTAATACGTTTTTATTCGAACCTCCACTAAGACTCACAGCAGATCCCTTATCATTTCTGATTTGAAGAAGCGCGGCACTTGGATCAGCTATTCCATATTCATTTATTCTTAGGAAGCGAACCAAGTTATCTCCAATCATAATCGCACCTTTGTAATCGACAGAGGTAAGCCAATTATCTTCAATTTTAAAGCCCGCTATTTTCCCACCATCGGCCTCAATAGTTCCTTTGAATATGTACTTCTTGGTTAACGGATCAAGTTCAAAGACTATCTCATTATCAACCAGTGCGAAAATTCCGGTACGCTTTTCTCCGTCAACTGTGATACAATCCCGACCAATAGCAACTCCGGTCAGTTTACCATTGCTATCCTTTGTACCAGAAAACATCTTTGGGGATACGATATACTCCCCGTCAATCTCTGTCTTATTATTATTCCATTGTTCTACCCAAGGGAGTAGATTCGCGTCTTTTCCGTCCTCTCCTGGAGTACCAGGTTCACCCGGTTTACCATCCTTCCCGTAATGACCAAAGAGACGATAGTTCTTATACTCTCCCCACTTTCCATCCTGTAGAGTACGTTCACAAGTGTACTCATAAGGATAAGTTTCCGATGCTCCACGAGGATTATCCACCCACCATAGCACATCTTCCCAGTATGCTTCATTTGTCGGAGCAATCCCCGAATTAGCTATAATAGCTACCTTGTAGACATTATTGTATTTTACCACACTTCCCTCCGCATAATACCTTCCACTGAGATATTCAGGAGCATCACCAATATACTCGTTAGCATATTCGTTAGATGTAGGCATTTCAATAGTCAGGTTCGACTTAGCAAGCAGGTAAACCTGCTCCTCGGTCTTGGAGTCTGTCGGGAATATGACAGGTTCACTCCATGAAGGAGTCGTTTCGCCGTCAATCACCGCAGTCGAATACCAACAGGTAGTAGGATCGAGCATGCGGAACTTTACCCTGTCCTCGTTGCTATTTCCACTACCGTCTTTCGTATATACAATCTCAACAAAGTGACTGCCGGCTGTAGGCACTGCGATATCCACCACCGCATTGGTCACTCCGCTTCCTGTCCAGGCATGTTCGTTGTCCATGTGATAGGACATATCAAGGGCTTCTACAATACCCTTGTCGTAGTTCTGCTCGGATGATACATCAATCTCTATATGTATCATCTGATTAGCTCTTCTTGTCGTAAACGACACTCTTTGCTTGTATGTCGAGGAATGAGATGTAGGAGATGGAGAGACATAGTAATCACCATCTTTTGTAAAGTCACCGGAATAGGAGAAGGTGATATCCTCCCGATCCGGAGAAAGGGACCATCCTGCCGGATTTGTACCGGTAGGCGTAGCAGGCTTTCCGAAAGCATACTTATACCGTAGCTCCGTATATTTGCCCGGCAATCCCTTGAATCGTATAGGATCACCCCATGTGCCGGAAGAAGCGCTTGAAGCGACCTTCTGAGAAATCCAGACAACATCTTTTGTTGCGTTAGTGTGCCATCCTCCGCTTGTGCCATCCCCGGTCGGACGAGATGGTTCATCTTCGCTGTCATGATATGTAATGAAAACACTCAGGCCATCCGTGCCGTCAGTACCATCTGTTCCGTCCCGGCCATCCGCAACCATCATTCCCCAGGAACTACCGTTATAGATGTAGACAATACCATCGATGATATTACGATATACCCAGTTCTTCTCTGGATTGGCGGGCGCAGAAGAAAGGTCCCCCTTCCATATGATGCTAAGTCCGTCGTTTCCGTCATCACCATTTATACCGTCAATCCCGTCCGAGACGACAGCAATCGTTCTGCGGTCGACCAATACGACTCCTGACCTTTCATCATAAAGCCGGAACTGTATCTTATCGGTTATCCCGGATACGGAGATTTCGCTGTCCGGAGTATAGGTTACTGCTCTTCCGGAGTCTATAATATAATCCATTGAGTAGCCGGCAGGAAGGGATGACACGACGGTAGAAGCTCCATCGGTCTTCATCACCCGACAGGATATCTTAGACACGTCACTATTGCCGTTAGCATTCCTTTTGATGATACTGGTCGATGGCTGCAATGAGTAAATAACAGCATTATCGCCAGGTACTCCCGGTTCTCCCTTGATATTCTCCTTTGTCTCCTCGTCCAGATTATCCCATGTCAGCACCACTCCCTTCATCGAACACACATATTTGTTCTTCGACGAGTCCCAATGCCACGAAATGGCACCTCCGGCTATATATCCGGATTTATCCGTAGCAAACTTCGCTGATCCGTCTCCAAACTCTGCGGTTCCGTCCGGATAGATACAGTAAACTGCATGACCTGTGGAGTCTGCACCTTTGATCATACCGTTTTCGCAATAGAAACCTTTAAGCCCGTCTGTTCCGGGAATATCACCACCCATGCGAGTTTTCATACAACCGGCAAAACTCTTGCTGTTGATACCAAATAAGATATCGATTGCAGGCTGACCACCTTCATCGGCATGTAGATAAATCGCACTCTGACGATTCACATTCACTGAATTACCAAACTGGACAATCTCATCACCGATGGCCGGAGTCATCATGCTAGACAAGGCCGGATCGACAGCTTCCATGCCATCCACATAGCCTATACCACCGGTAAACTCACTAACGGGTATGACGATTGTATCAACACCATCAATCTTGCGTATCTCGGATATCTCGACCCAATAGCCTTTAAGGGTACCATTCGTCCAATCCTGACACCGGATGAAATCGTGTGCGACAAAAGACATCTCATCCTCGATAGTCACCAGCCAGTTCTGCCCCGACTCATCCAGCGTGGCAGTCTTTATACGACCGCATGCCTGAGTGATACCCAGTGCCCCCTTCACCGCGCGGATCTTCTGAATGAGGAGCTCAAAAACGACCATTGTCTCGCGAACAACAAGACTGTCTATCTCCAGCTTCCATTTGCCTTTGATATATTCCCACAGTTTCCATCCATGCCCGGCAAATCCGGACACGAAGTCTTCGACGTATTCCTTTACGCCGTTTGACAATTTACGTCCTGTTGCTTTTGCAGAACAAAGAAATCCGTAGAACTTACCGTTACTTAGTATTGCCATATTATCCTAATTCTTCAATTAATGAATCTTCAATTTCTTCTATCAACTCTCCGCCACGCACTACCAAACCGGCATTGGCTGCAGAAAATCCTTCCGACACAAATCCCTTACCGAGAGTTATCAGACCTTCCGCCCTGTCATCCTCCAGGCGACTTAGGGCACGTGTGACAATCTCACGAATATTGCGCGTGGCTGAAAAGACATTATATTCCGAAGGCTTTTCCGAATCCCCGGTTTTCAGGATGCGGACGATCCCTTGAGTTATCTGTTTTTCCACCACATACTGCAGGTTATCCAGCGAGGAGTTTACGGATGACTTCCAGGAACTGCTGACCGCAGCCGAGCAGTCGATGGTTGCCTCCGAGAGATTCGTGAGCTTCCTCTCCACACGCGTGATGCGGGTATCCAGGTATCCTTCCGCAAAGTACTGCTCATCCTCCAGGCGTACTCTCTGCCCAAGCAGAAGCGGTACCTTGTTTTTATCTACATAGATATAATCCGTATCAGAGGAGTAGATCGAGATGTCACGGCTGTATTCTTCCAGGTAGTTCTCAACGGCCTGCTGCAGCTGCTGCTCGGCTATCGGATAATACTCGTCCGGCATGCGGATATTGGTCAGTATATAGGTATCTCCCGCCTTCGGAATGAGATTCCCTCCCGGTATCTGGGTGTCTTCATCCGGATAGGTATTGATGATCTCAAACTCTTTTTTATCATTATGCCAGTTGCATTCGAACTCCCTGCCCTCAAGATCACCGCTTTCAAAAGTGATGAGTATCACCTTTCCACCGATCATATAATCATCCGGATTAAAGGGCAGTGCGTTATCCTTGACGTAGTATACGGTATAGTCTCCCGTCTCATCATTTGTTTTCTCTTCAGAGCGGACAGAAGATACGGTACCCAACCGGTGGGGAAAGATATCACTGAAGGCATTTTCCTCCCTGTGTTCTTTCAGTCCCAGCTGAGTATTAAGATCTATGTACGTCTTACGGGAAGGCAACTGCAGATGTGTAAATCCGTACTGCGCAGGATCAATATTCTTTGTGCTGCCAACAGGTATCAGGCGGGTAAACCACTTGATGGAATCCGAGTTCTCGCTTTGCGTAAGACCGGTCTTGAGACCCTTCATGTAGCCGAGCGTGACACGTTCACCCCGCTCGCATTTGCTCAGGTTCAGGTATTCTCCATCCAGCCACCACTCTGTTTCAAATGCGGCGGCAATCTCTGCAGCGGCATCCCAGCAATACAGGCCGTTAAAGTTGATCGTCTGCCGGTTGGCACTAATGGCTTCACCGACTCTCCACGTCACACCGTCGGTATTCCGGTTCATGTTGTCCACCAGCTTCTGGAGGTACTCCATCGGTGTACCGTCGTAGGCAAATACGGATTCAAGATCATCACTTCCCTGGTTGAGACGACAGAAGAGCAGATCCTGCATGTCATGTTCCCGGCCGTAGAAGCTGATGTTATAGGTATATTTTTGCGTGTTGGTCTTTTTCGGGCGGTACTCCTTTTTAACAGAGAACCGTTTGCCGCCTACTTCGATGTAATCACCCACTGACAGGACAAAGAACTCCCAGGTGGTAAAGTTGACACTCACCACGAATTCGGAAGCCACCTCTTCTGACCATCGGGAAGAAGAATCCGGGCTTACCTTCTTTTTAAAGTTTCCTTCTCTATCGTAGATGACAAGTTCCATTTACAGGCAATTTAAATCGTTTTTAATCTTCATTTGAAAAAGGTTTCGGTTCGCGCAGCGTTACCGTAAATCCGGCGATCTGCTGACCGGTACTAGCCAGACTGGTAAAGTGGCTGTATTTAGAGTATTCCTTCATATAAGCCTTCATGACCCTGCCAATCTCAGGCACATTTATTTTTAGCCATCCGGATTTAAGCAGGGCGATCACGGCATTGTAGTACTCAAACCATCCAGCCCTCGTCTCCGCTGCGATAGCTATTTTCAGGGTAATGTCCCGTGCCTCATAGCGGGTAAGCAACAGATCGGGCAATTCCTCCCCATCAAGTTCCCGATAGCTGACGGAGGTATACTCCTTCATCTTGGGTGGTTTCAGCAGAGAGTCATAATTGGTATGGTCGCCCGCGTTTTCCTCCCAAAGAAAACAGCCATATGTGGCCATATCGATATTGTTGATATAAAAGAGTCCTTCTTCTACTTTCATAATCCTATCCTTTCATTTTTACACCACGACGCAAGTCTGTAATGCCCTCGTCTATCGTTTCAAGATGCTTCAGATATTCTGAGTTTTCCGCTATCCGGCTGATCGCTGTTGCCATCATCTCAAGAGTAGAGGAGATCAGGTTGTCGATGTTGATCACATGATCCAGCATGGCATTACCGATTCCTTCCAGCCTGCCGGCAGTCTCCTCCGTCATGGAGGTGATGGTTCCGGCCCTGCCTTCCTGTGTGGAGGAAGAAGATGAAGTCCAGCCGAAAATATCTTTCAGGGCATCACGCTCGGCAAGGGCATCCTCGACAATCTTATTCCATTCCTCCTGCAGATCCTTGTACTCGTCGGTGTTTATTCCGCCTTCCTTGTTGTAGTTGGCAAATTTCTCATACCATGCCTGTAGACGTTTATCATAGGCATCCGTCAGGTTAGTCATAAGGATCGCCTTCTGCAGATATACGCTGAAATCATCCGCAAAATCCTGGGAGTCACTCTCCATGTCAAGGAGCGTATCATAAAAGGCATCACGCATGCTGTCAAAGGATACCTGTGTCAGCTGCTCCTGTATCTGCTGCTGGATCTCCTCGATACGTTCCCCGCCTTCGATGATTGCATCCAGGTATTCCGCTACAGACTCATCCGCAGTGAGTTTTGCCCAGAAGTCGGGAGCCATTTCTTTCAGCCGTTCGAGCTGGTCGGCGGTCAGGCTGAAGATTTCATTCATCCGGTAACCGATATCATTCGGGTCCATACCGATGGAGCGGGCAAATTCATCCCACTGATCCCATTCGTACTGGCTCATACTGTTGCGAATGCGTACACCGATAGAGTGTGAGCCGGTAGAAGCTCCCGAATTTAGCCGTTCCTTACCCAGACGCTTGTAGGATTCAAGGCTTTTCTGGGCAAGATCAAGGGTTTCCTGACCAACCTTTGCCGCTTCTGATCCGTATGACATCTCAATATATTCCGACTTCTTATCGATGAGTTCATCCCAAATTTCGTTCAGACGATTGTACTTGTCGACCATCTCATCGTAATCGGAGTAGTCAGCACCGCCAATATGAAACTTACCCAGGGTCAGTACATTGGCAAGGCCGCCCCATGTTCTCTCAGCCGTATGCCCCAGTGATTTTACAATATCACCAAAGAAACCAACCAGACCTTTTTGTCCAATCTGATCAAAAATAGCCAAGACACCGGATATGATTGAACCGACAGCTTCTCCGGACTGAGATAATACATCAACCAATGATCCCACCGCACTACCAAAGGATGTCAGGCTAAGATCCGCATCTCCAAGCTGGTTCATTGCATCAGCGACGGCTGTCAGATTTTTAACAGCCTTATCCTTTGAGGTTTCCAGATTCCCCTCCGTATTGCGGACCTTGGCTTCCGCCTTGTTCTTATTTGTGCGGGCAGTCTCAGCTTCTGCGCTGTCTATCCCATATTTCTTTACCGCTTCGTCATATGCCTTCTGTGCTTCGGTCAATTCACCAACCGCTTCAGAATAGTCACGAATGGATTCGGTCAGGTTGCCGAACAGTCCACCTTTATTGATGACTTCCTCGTCGATTTTGCCAAGGGCTTCCTCGATAACCTTGATCTGTTCGGGAGTAGCGTTCTTTTTAAACTCCGGGCTATTACGAAAAGCGACGATTTGTTTCTTTACTTTCTGGAGTTCCTGCTTAGTCACACGTTCCAAATTACCGAAGACAACATCCCAATTGATGACGTTCTTGAGCTCTGTAAAATCAAGAGCGGACAATGCTTCGTCACGCTGCTTGGCCAGCAGCTTCTTATCATCCTCACTGAGTCCCTCCTGGGAGGACTTCAGGGCATACTCCTTCATGATCGCAGTACGCTTCTGCTGATAGGTGCCGTATTCCTTATTATATTCAATCCAGGATTTGAGATCCTTATCCTGAAACTCCTTGTCAATTGCGTAAAGATCCTTTGCGTATTGCTGATAGGCAACAAGACGCTGCTGCTGGGCATTGTCTTTTACCGCTTTCTTCTCTTCAGGAGTAGACTTGACACCCCGGTTCTTCTCGGCTTCCTCCATCTTCTTGAGCGTATCACGTTCCTGCTTGTTGATCCCGGCAAGAGTTTCTTCCAATTCCTGCTTGGCCAGTTTTTGTCTCTTTTCGATTCCGTCCTTCATCACGGCGATGCGGGCGGCTTCCAGTTTCTGTTGTGCCTTTATACGCGCATCGGCAAGTTCGTCCTGGTAGTCTCGGGCGGATTTGCCGGTATCTTTAGGTGTTTTACCTCCGGTGCCTTCTGTAATATAATCGGTGACATTGATAGAAGAAGCGACAGCCTCCTGATTCTTGCGTATATCCTCACGCTTTTTGGCATTCTTTTCAAGCTCTTTTGTCCGACGTTCATATTCAGCGATCAGCTTTCCATCCTCTGTATTGTTGAAATAGGTTCTGAATCCCCATCTTACGATATTGGAACCTTGCTGACTGGTATGAGTACGCACCCATTCATTATATTCTTCCTGCCTTTTCTTGGCTTCCTCATACGCTTTTTTGTTTCGGTTTGTCCAATTTGTATCCGCATTGATTGCCCGTTGGATTTGCCAGTCCTGTTTGGCGTAATCCGCAATAATATCCTCACCGGCCTTTGCCTGTCCGGCATTGATAAGAGCCTGTGTCAACCTCTCATACGCTGATGCCGCATTACCTGCCAGGATCGCTTCATTGCTTAGGTTTGCAAAATATTTGGGATACAGACGCTGTAGTTCATCGGCAGCACTGTTTCTCTCCTTCTGGGTACGGGTCAGATCCTGTGTGGCTGAATAAAGGATTTTCAGCTTAGCAATCTCGTCAGCTTTGGAGGATATTGCTTTGCGGGATGCTGTGTTCAGATCCCTTGCCGTTTTCTCTGCTACAGTCAGTTCCTTATTCACCTTTCCTATATTCTTCACCCATTCCCACAAGTCCTTTCCATATACAATTCCCAGCGAAATGGCGGCTACAAGCGCAGTCTGCCAGGAGAAGAGTGAACCGGCAAGCTGTTTCCATACCGGTACGCCTTTTTGTCCGGATTTCATAAGCTGCTCGTTTTGTATACGCACGTCCCGGATTGCGTCCGCCAGTATCGGAAGATTGTTAGAGATAGCAAGGATAAACATTTGCGGACCCATAGCTAGTGATGGAAGTTCGCGGGCCACCTGCTGGAACTGAAGCCTAAGGTTATTTGTCTTTTTAGTAATGTCGTCTACTCCAGCGGTTGTCTCCCGGGTAAAAATAGGAGTAGAGCCCATCTTTTTTCTTTCACGCTCAAGACTCCTCAACTCCATCTTCAACGTGGTGATAACTCCCTGTAGTGCCTGGATATCCGCCACCTGTGCATCGGTATTCACCCCAGCGGACATAGCCTGCCTGAGTTCCTTCTGCATATCCACAAGTTCCTTCTGTAACTGGTCAATGATCATTTTGGCATACTGACCCATACTCCCCAGGTTACCCTCCACGGATCGCATCCCTTTGAGCGTCTTGTCATCAAGCAGTATTTCCAGTCTGACGGGTTCCATTTATCCTCCTAATCTTGTTTGAAAATATTCTGTAGTAAAAGTCTCCGGACGACGGTTCTTTTCCCTTTCGATAAGCTCCTCCTTTGAGATATACCGGCTGACATCCATGTTCATTACCAGCAGCTCCGCATAGCTGATCTTCCAGAGAATATAATGTTTCGAACATCCGAACCGCTCCATAGACTGAGCGATGATACCGAGAATGCTATGGGGACCTTCATTACGACCCTTTAACTCATCCTCTCTTTGTGGCTTCCGATTGGTTCGAGCAGCTTTGCCGCCCTGGCTGCCAATGGAATAGTATTGCAAAAAGCCTGTACGTCTATGCCCGAGAGCAGCTGTATCAACGCTGCCGTAAGCATGGCAGGATGTACACGCCATCTAAGATACCAGGCAACGGGCTTTACAAACAGCCATCCGGTGAGAAATCCCGTGCAAATAGACAGGGCAACGATCTCACTGACAGCCTTTCCCTTCTCCGCGATAAACTTAAGACGGGCATCATACTCCATTTCCTTGATCTCTTCCGGTGTAACGCCCAGTTTCAGGTAGCGAAGGGCAATCCTAATGATCGCTCCTGCCGGTGGACGGTGCATGACAAGGGATGACTTTCCCTTCCGTTTGCCAAAGATTCTTCGGGGTATCACCGGTATGCGGATGCCAACGTCAAGCAGCATTTCAGCTGCCTGGCGCTGTGTAGCTTTGTTATCCATTACGATCCCTGATCAGGCAGTTCACTTGACGGCGGTACTTCACCGGGTGCAAAGATCTTGTAGGCAGGCTTGCCTTCACCCGCCTCCTGCATCTCCAGCTCGCACGAGATACCCAGTACATTGCTAAAGTTGATGCCGTTGGCAAAGTTGCAGGTAAGCAGCCCGTTATAGATGCGGATGGTATGTCCGGTGGTACATCCGATGTCAAACACACCCTGAACATCCTTGTCCTCGGTCGGAGGGGTATAGTTGCCCTGTCCATCAGCCGTTCCGCCCATGACCTGCACCATGTTTTCGGCCAGCAGCTCAATCAGGGTAAACGTCCACATCTTGGTTCCGGGAGTACCCTTGATCACGGCAAACGGCGCATTGCGTTTCTGTGCCGCCCAGATACGGTTCTTGGTTGGGGAATCTCCGCCCGGCTGCATGCCGTCCTCGGAAATCAGACCAAGTGCCGATCCGTTATATTTAAGCGAGCTTACTCCATAGATAGCTCCAGTATTCTCCATATCAATCTGATTTTAAATTGTTCTTTAATTTGCTTTTAAGCCACCTGGTTCCTATTAAAAGGAGCAGGCATGCAAGGCATACTCCTATGACCTTTATCTTTGCCCGCTCCCAAAAGGAGGGTTCAGGTGTTATTTCTTCCTTCAGCGTGTCAGTGACTTCCTGATTTTCCGTAAGACTCCTCTCTATGGTGACCTTCTCTTTCCCTTCAGTCTGTGCCGTGACCATCAGGCCACCTTCTCCGTCTGACTCGATCCTGAGATCCAGACCGTTTTCCTTTTTTTGCACACCTATACCTTCAGGGAGGCTTGCGATCATCTTCATGCGCTCGGGTTCCAGTGTCAGGCTCGCCATCCTCATCGGGTCCCGCACGGAGGTGATTACCTCGGTTCCGCTCCGCTGAAGGGACTCCGAGTGGATGGCTGTCCGGCTCTCCCTGCTTGCTGCGCAAGAAGATAACAGCAGGACAATACTCAACATACCTGCACTGATGGCACTTACGTAGCGCCTGTTCGAGAACGATGATCTTTCCATTGACTTTTCTTATTTGATCACTTAATTCCAGAGTTGTCGAGGACAGGTCGTCATACAGCTGGTGATACACGCCTTCATCTTCCTTGACCGCACGGACCTTCGTCAGCCTGCGGTCACGCCACCATCCGATGGCCATGACGACTATCCCTGTAGGAGCAAACCAGTCCTGCAAAAGGGTAAGTACGGTACTCCAGTCCATGACGAATCAATGAGAGGTGATTACACGGCTTCTTCTTCCTCGGATTCCGATGGTTGCCCACCTTCTTTCCTTGCCTCGGCTGCTTTAGCGGCAGCTGCTTCACGTCTTACTTGAGCCCAGCGTTTTTCTGCGGGTGCTGTCTGTTCTTTGCTCTGTGCTGTAGTTCCATCCCACGAATAGATGGCTCCAATCGCTTCCTGTTTCTTCGGCAGCACGATATAGTAATGGCGGAAGTTTACCAGGCTCTCCTGAGCGGTCGGATTGGTCGCAGCTTCGCTGTAGTACATCTTCGTAGAACCTTGCGCACGGAACATGCGGGGTACATAGAACACAAAGGATGCCTTCATGTCGGTTTCGGCCGGCGCCTGAGTATACGGTACCTTGACTCCCTCTTTGGTGAAATACGGGCAGTTGATGAACGTATAGATCTGGAAGCCGAACATATTAAGCAGCTTGCCGCTGGTATAATTGTAATACTTGTCCTTGAACGACTGGTCCTGTTCAAGCAGGTCGTTCACATGATCCGGGCAGAGCACCAGGCGACGTCCGTCTTCAGGTACCTCCGCATTGTCGAGCGCACGCTTAAGGGCAATAATGTCCTTGAGGGTCATTTTCTTTCTTCCGGCAGCATCCGCCTCTCCACTGGTAGGGATCACCGGAGTCTTGGCAGTATGGCTATATGGAGCCAGCGCATGCGCAGCTTTCTTATAACGGATACGGTCGATGGCGGTTCCATGACGCTGGATATCCAGTGAGAGCTTGTCGTAAGAGATCGCATAGAGCTGGTCATCCGTTACACGAGTAGCCTTTGTCTGGAACTTGTCCAGCCCGATAGGGATGTCACCTTCTACCAGATCCTGAACCGGTATCGGATAAGTCGTATTATTTACCAGTACATCAGGATCGCCACCCACATCTACCAGGTGGATAATCTCATTGTTGACTTTTGCCGAATAATCAGGGATACCGTCCAGGAAGGAAGCGGTCAGTCCCGCATCCATCTGTCGCACCAGTTCACCGGTCCATACTTCAGTATATACACCTTCCAGTGCGGCAGCTACCGGTGTAAAGTTTGTAAGGGCCATCGGAATAACGACTCCCGATATGGCGCCATAGGCCGGATTGATTCCAACGATGGAAGCCAGAATAATTCCCATCACAACGTTAAACATCGTTCCGGTCAGAAATTTCAAGACATTTTTCTTTTTCATTTTTTTTAATATTGTTATTGGTTAAACAAGCTGCGGACAGTCCACTCCAAACCGTTTCTTATACAGGCGCTTGTACTGTTCTGGGTCGCCAGAACGCATCAGTTTGAGTTCTGCTTCCGGTACATCCTCCCATTTCTCGTAGACGCCTGCGGAAGCGGCGGAAGACGTCTTTCCTCCCGCAAGGATGGCTGTGGGACGCACGGCCGCGTTCATCGCATCAAAGGTGAGTTTGAGAGATTCGGCTCCTACCGTCTTGCCCAGCGTGATGAAATGTTCTTTCTTGTCGGCACCGATCTTGCCTTCGGCAATGGCGGTATCCACCAGCGTAGTGACACCCGCGAGCTTCAACTTGTCCAGCTCTTTCTGCAGGTTATCCTTCTCGGAGATGAGCCGGGCATTAGCGTTCTGATATTCCAGAACCACATTGATCTTTTTCTGCACGTCTGTCAGCGTTGCGGCATCCGTGAGGCCCAGCATCAGGGCGACTGCTTTCAATTCTTCATTCATTTGAGGTAATGTTTTTGGATGATTATTGTTTTTCAGCAGCGGAAGACTGTGCGCACCCTCCTGCCTGCTGAGTTTGAGTTCCTTTCCTTCATAGACCAGGCGAAGATTGTCGTCATTGCCGCCGATGTCCACCATGCTGTATTCCACCAGACGGGACTTGGTAACGGTGGGACAGGTCTGCCCGGGTTTGAGCAGCGCCGGATCTTCGGACATTTCCAGTATTTCAAAATGGGGTGATCCCATCCGCAGTGTGCCTTTTTCCCACTGCTGCTTGGCCAGCTTCGACTCTTCACGAACCTCATCGAAATAAGGCTCACCGGTAATCTCACCGTTCTCCCTGCGTATGTCCTTTATCATTCCGATGATGACACCTCTCTGGTGCATCCACAAAAGAATAGGATTGCGCTCGTACTGTGACAGGTCGACACCATCTGTCTTTACCCACGTACCATACTGGTTCAATGTCTCATTCGATATTCGGATTCTCTCGCCCATTGCATCTGTTTTTTGTCACAAACTTATACCAGAGAGAAAGCTCTTCAAAAAAACTATGCAACCTTTTCCTGCAACTGTGCAGCCCGTACGTCATTGTATGCAACCGCTACGTCATTTTTTTCTATCCGCCCCGGGGATGCGCATCTTTGTCTCAAATTTTAAACGACCGGTATGGCAAGAACGGAACATAAATCCAAAGAAACAGCGAAGGCACTCTACCTGAAGGGCGTCCCTGTAGAACGCATCCTCGAACTTACCGCAGTAGCGCGGCAGACACTCTCCCGATGGATCAACCAGGAGGGATGGAAAGAGCTCAAGGCATGCTATGGCATGACACGCGAGGAGATCACGCAGAAGATCCTCTCCATTGTCAATGACGCCATTGAAAATCCGGACGAGTACCTGAAAAGAAAGAAGATAGCCGACGATCTGGTAAAGCTGGCCGCCGCTATCGAAAAAATGGACAAGAGCACCAATATCATACACTACGTGGAAGCCTTCATACGGTTTGAAGACTGGCTGATGGAACACAGAAAAGAATACCCGGAACTGCCCGATGAAGTAGTGATGATACTCCATAGGCTGCATGATGACTTTATCTCACCATTTTTTATAAAGAAGTAATATGACCGAACAAGAAAGAAAAGACGCTTATAAGCGCTGGCTGCAACAGAGCGAGAGACTCAAGCAGCTGACATCGGACAAGCGCATCGAGACCCCGGAAGAGAAGAAACGCAACATTGCCCGTGCCCTGAAAGACTACAACTATTTCTGTCAGCGTTATCTGAAGCATTATTGCGAATGTCCTAACGCCAGGTTCCAGAATGACGCGGCCCGCTATCTTTATAACAATTCCAACTGCCGGGCTGTATTCAAATGGCCGAGAGGGCATGCCAAGAGCGTCCACCTGGACATCGGTGTACCGCTGTGGCTGAAATTCAACGGCATGCTGCACGTGATGGTGCTTGTGGGCAAGAGTGAAGACAATGCCGATGCCCTGCTGGGAGACTTGCAGATGGAACTGCAGTCCAATCAGTACATCATCGAGGATTTCGGTGAACAGTACAATGCCGGCTGCTGGCAGGAAGGCGAGTTTGTCACCAAAGACCGCTGTGCCTTCTTCTCGCGAGGAAGAGGACAGTCACCGCGCGGACTCCGGTTCCGCGAGATGCGTCCGGATTATATCGTTGTGGATGACCTTGACGATGATGAGATGTGCCGCAGCGAGGCCCGTGTACGGGAAATGACCAAATGGATCAAGGAAGCCCTCTTCGGATGCTTTGGAGGAAAAGGAGGACGCTTTGTCATGGTCGGCAACCTGATCGGCAAGAACAGCGTGCTGCAGAGGATCATCGACAGTCGCACGGTACATACCAGCTCGGTGAATGCCTTTGACAAGAACGGCAATCCCACATGGCCCGAAAGATATACTACGGAATACCTGAAGGGACTCGAAGAGTTTATGGGATACCGTTCCTTCCAGAAGGAGTACATGAACAATCCCATCACCGAAGGAGCCGTATTCCAAGAGAGGTGGATCAAGTACAGACGGATGCTCAAACTGAAATACTATGAGAGCATCGTTGTCTATGTCGACCCTTCCTGGAAAAGCACCGGAAAGAACGACTACAAGGCGTGCAAGATGTGGGGACGACCCCAGAGAGGACTCAAGACGGCATCCCCGAGGGAACTGCACTGCATACGTGCCTTCTGCCGGCAATGCAGCGTAGGTGAAATGGTGCGCTGGCTCTATGACCTGTACGAATCACTTCCGGAGGATTGTGCCGTATCCTTCTACATGGAGGCCAACTTCATGCAGGATACCATACTCGACGAGTTCCAACGGGAAGGAGACCTGAGAGGATACCAGCTGCCCATCATGCCGGACACCCGCAAGAAGCCCGACAAGTTCGCACGTATCGAAGCCATATCACCCCTGTGGGAAAGAGGGTTCGTATGGTACAATATCAAGTACAAGGATGATGCCGATATGAAGACATCCATTGACCAGACACTCTCCTTCGAACAGGGAAGCCGGGCACATGACGATTCTCCGGACGCGGACGAGGGTGCGATCTACAAGCTGCAGAAACAGGTACGGCAGGATACGCTGCCACCTCGTCTTGGGGTCAGGGAGCCACCCCAGAAAAGATGGTAATCATTTAACTATATCACTATGTATATCACGGATCAGGATTATATCAATATCGGAGAGAATGCCCTGGATATTGTTCAGCAGAGCAAGCCGGAGAACCGGGAAGCGGCGGAGAAGTTCGCTATGGACTTTGCGGCCGGATATCTGAGGGCAAGGTATGACGTGAACGCCGCTTTCGCAAGAGAAGATAATGAGAGAAACATGGCGCTCGTCGGATGTCTGACGGATATAGCGCTCTACAGGATGGTGCTCAGTCTGCCCTCCCGAATGAGCTGGGAGAAGTACGAGAAGCAATACAGCCGGCAGGTGGAATGGCTCGAGGCGGTACAGTCCTCCGCAGTGATGCTTGACCTTCCGACCGTTACCGGACCGAACGGAGAGGAGGATTACCACAATCCCATCCGCACAGGCGAGGGAGTCAGAAACAATTATATCTGGTAAGACATGGGAAATAAAAAGAAAGGAAACATCCCGTTCGGGAACATAGACCTGGCACGTCCGGCGGATCGTCGCAGGGTAAAGGATATGACTGTCAAACTGCAGCTGCAGACGGAAAACCTCACACGTAATGACCTGAAGTCATGGCGGTGGGCATGGCAGCAGGCCATCAACGTAGAGCAGCCAAGACGCACGAAGCTCTATAATATCTACACGGATGTGGATGTGGACGGACATCTCACGGGGTGCGTCGAACAGCGGACGGGATTCGTAATGAACAAGGGATTCAAGATCACGGACAGGAATGGAAACGATATGGATAACGCCAAGGAACTTTTCGAAGCTCCCTGGTTCAAGGTATGGATGAGACTCAGCCTGGAGAGTATCTATCAGGGCAACTCACTCATCGAACTCGGGCCGGTGATCACGGTGGATGACAAGCCGGTATTCAGCCACATCAAACTGGTGCCGCGCACACATGTCATTCCCGAGTTCGGCGTAATCATCCGCAGCGAGAACGATACCTGGCAGTCGGGATTCGACTACCGGACGGGAGCTGTGTCATGGAACGTAACGGAGGCCGGAGGCACACACGATCTGGGACTCTATCTCAAATGCGCACTGCAGACCATCCCGAAGAAAAACATGGCCAGCTTCTGGGACATGTTCGGCGAGATCTTCGGCATACCGCTGCGCATCGGAACAACCACCAGCCGCGATCCAAAGGAGTTTGACAAGCTGGAGAAGCTGCTGCGTAACATGGGAGCGGCATCCTACGGACTCTTTCCGGAAGGGACCACGATAGATATCAAGGAATCCACACGCGGTGACGCCTATAATGTGTATGACAGGCGGATCGAACGGTGTAACTCGGAACTGAGTAAGGCGATACTGACACAGACTATGACTGTTGACAACGGAGCCTCGCTCTCGCAGTCGAAGGTGCATGAGAACATGCTGGATAACCTGATCAACAAGGATGCCGATATGATACGTGATCTGGTAAACTGGCAGCTGATCCCACGTATGATTTATCATGGATTCCCGGTGAAGGGATGCAGATTCGAATGGGATGACAGCGTGACCTATACTCCAGAACAGCAGGTGGCATACGAAACGATGGTCATGAATCATTATGAGGTGGACCCGAAATACATTATTGAGAAGTACCAGATGCCCGTCAAGGCACGTAAGGAAACGACCCAGCAGTTGGTAAAGCCTTTTTTCGACTAGGCCCCGCTGATTATGCGGGGCTGCATGAGAGGGCAAGGCTTGTATATGAGAGCGCTTCCCTGTCCCTGGCTCAGAAAGAGGAGGAAGAGAATGATACGGTAGAAGTCGACACCTCTTCCGTCGAAGCGGCATTCGTCCTGCTGATGGCATGGTTGCACCGGCAGGAGCAGTTCTTCCCAGAGATGCTGAAAGAGGAGGAGGTGAGGAACTTTATCCGTGAGACCGCCACGTTGCTGGACGGAGCGGTGGATTATTCGATCCGGGAAGTTCCCCTGGATGAGGTGAGCATACAAAGACTCAAGGAGTCTAACTATGTATTCAGCGGGATCAAGACCTTTCATGAGCTCAATGAGGCGTTTCCTTCCCTACTGGATGAAAAAGGGAATAAAAAGCCGTTTGAACGGTTTTTAAATGACGTCCAAAAGATCAACAATACGTATAACGGTTCCTACCTGAAGACGGAGTATAACTTCGCCGGCGCGGCAGCGCTGATGGCGGCGCAATGGAAAGATTTCGAGAAGGATTTCCAGGAGGATGGGGACCGTTACAATCTGCAATACCGGACTGCGGGTGACGAGCGGGTACGTAAGAGTCATCAGCTACTGGAAGGGATTACGCTCCCGATTACCAGCAGGTTCTGGGACTGGTATTTCCCGCCCAACGGTTTCGGCTGCAGATGCGTGGTACAGCAGGTGAGAAAAAGCAAATACCCGCAAAGTGACGAGCAACAGGCCATGAACCTGGGATCGCAGGCGACCGCCGGTAAATATCAGGAGATGATGCGTTTCAATCCGGGCAAGCAGATGACCACTTTTCCTGCATACAATCCCTATACGAGAAAGGGATGTACCGATTGTAACGGAAAAGGATCGGACAATGAGCTCTGCCGGGCATGCAGGATTGTGCGTAAACAAGCGAAAGGAGGAGAAAATGGCTGAAAAAGATACAAAGAAGGTGATCAGGGAACTGCAGCAACGGATCAACCGCTACATCCGTCTTACCCTGAAGGACATCAAGACGGAAGCCAAAGAGGAGTTCGACCGGAACTTCCAGCGGGAGGCTTTCTTTACCGAGAAGTGGAAAAGAAGACGGTACGCTCAGGATGAGACCCGGGGAATATTGCAGCAGTCCGGAACGCTCCGCAAAAGCATACGGGCCGAGATCATGGAAGGCAACAAGGGAGTAGCATTTACTTCATCCGTTCCTTATGCCAGGATACACAACGAAGGTGGAACCATTACCGTTACCCGAAGGATGAAAGGATATTTCTGGATCAAGTACAGGGAAGCTATGGGCAAAATGGGATATACCCTGAAAGGGGAACTGCGCAGGACCAGGAAAAACCGGCAGCTGTCCTCGGATGCGGAATTCTACCGGGCAATGGCCTTAAAGAAGGTCGGCAGCAAAATTGTCATTCCCCGCCGGCAGTTCATAGGCACACACCCGGATCTGGAGAAACTGCTGCAGGAAATAGCCAGGGAAAATATCAAGGAAGTATTTAACGACTAATTATAAATATCATGAGAAGTTTTTTCTTTTTACAGCTCCAGAAACACCTGGAAGGACTGACGGACGATAAGGGAGAGTCCCTTGTCAAAACCTACGACCTGTGGAACGAGCAGGTGGATTTTATTGAGGAGGAAGAGCCTTTTGCCCGCCCTGCGGTATTCCTTGAGTTCATGCCTTACAAATGGCAAATGCTCTCTGCCGCCACGCAGACGGCAACTGTTCCCATCAGGCTGCATATAGTCACCGACTGGAAAGGTTCCTCCAGAAAAGGAAGCAAATATCAGCTCCAGACACTGGAGCGTTTCAGCCTGCTGGAGAAGATCAGCAGACATCTGCATAACTTCCTTGGAAACGACGGCAGCGTATTCTTCGATATGTTCCGGCGTACCGCCAGCGATACGAATCATAACCACTCAGAACTGATAGAGGATATCGAGGAATACACTTTCCGCGTTACGCAGAAACTCTAGAAAAGACTCATCTGCATCTCCTTCTGCTTGGAAATGATACGGTCATCGGCACTGGCATTGATGATGTTGTAAAAGGTGCGCTCGCAGATCCTGAACTCCGGCCATATATAGCGCCTTAGGATCTCCCGGTTCGACAGGCCGTCACGGGAATGCTCGTCATAGATGCGCACGATAGACGATACACGGTGAACGTAGCTCCGTCCCGGAGTATTCATTCTGGATTTCTTCATACCTGAAAACAATTAAAAACAGTCTTGAAAAACTTTTTACCTCAATGACAAAAGTAATGATTTCTAGATAAATATGCAATTATAAGGAGGGAATTATAAAAAAGCCCTCAACGCTTCCGTTTAAATCACCACAAATAAACAAGGAAAAGATAGCGCAACTATCCACACGCTGAGGGCTAAAGTCCTTAACGTGGATAATTGCGCTATGTTTATTGTGGTGCACAAAAGTAACAATAAAAATTAGAAATTTATGTGTAAGAGCGAAATTTTCTTTAAACTGCTCTCCCTGACAGAGGAGGAAACGGAAGTATCCAGAGACAGGATTCTGGGTGATTATAAGGATATGGAGACTACTGATGCCAGGTATGTTCTTGTTACCCTTCTAACCGAAAAAGGATTGTATCCCGATCAGATCGCAACACTTCTTCACCGCACAGCAAGAGGCGTGCGGCATCTGATATCACGTAACATCACCTCACCTATGATAGGTATTTATTTGACACGCATCAGGAAGCGCATGGGAAGTGATTTCTCGACAGGGCAGTTGTAGATGAGTATGTTTGCAGCACGGTCGAATAGTGACCGGAACTACAAATACAAATACAACTATGAGTGAATCAAGAACATTTGTTTTCCCCGAAGGGGGAAACTCAGGAGGCGGTACCAACGGCGTTCTAGCCATGCTTCCGGCTCTGATGCAGCAACGAGGTGTAGATCCTAACATCCTGGCCCTGATGGGCGGCGGAAACAACCGTAACGGAAACGGATGGGGAGACGACCTGTTTGCTATTCTGCTTCTCTTTATCCTGATGGGATGGGGTGGCATGGGAGGCTTCGGTGGCGCCCGTGGAGGAATGATGGGTAACGGTCAGGGAGGCGTAGTGCCGTTCGTGCAGAACGATGCGAATACCGCCGTGATCATGCAGGCCGTGCAACGCAACGGTTTTGACATCCAGTCTCTTGCAACCGCCCTGAACACCTCTTCCGACGCTGTCATGGCAGCCGTTAACGGACTGGGCATGCAGATCTGTAACATCGGAAACCAGATGGGCATGAATACCAACCAGATCGTTACAGCGATCATGCAGGGTAACAATGCCATCCAGTCACAGATCTGTCAGTGCTGCTGCGAGACAAACAACAACATCACCAAGATGGGCTATGAGAACCAGCTGTCTGTCTGCAATCAGACAAACACCCTGGTGAACACGGCCAACCAGAACACGCTTGCCTTGCGTGATGCCGGCACAGCAAACACAAACGCGATTATCAGCAAGCTGGATGCGATGCAGAACCAGGCACTGCTGGACAAGATCGACACCCTGCGCGAGAGAAACAGCACGCTGCTTAACCAGCTTTCACAAGAGCATCAGAACGCATACTTCGCACAAGTATCGGCACAAACCATCGCTCCTGTCAACGCTGCGCTGAGCGACCTGAGCTCACGTCTGGCCAAGATCGAATGTAACCAGCCCGAAGTGGCCAAGGTTCCGTATAGTCCGGTGGTAGGCATACCGACCTGTGTTGCCGCACAATACGGACTGGGATACGGTATCGGTTTGGGAGCAGGTAACGGATTCTGGGGTTGACCCGGGGAAAGGAGGTAACTATGCCATTTCCCTTTCAATTCGTTAACCGCCGCGGATCGGCGGCAATTGCCACATCCGGCGTGAATGTGACCGCAGAAAATGCGGTGTTCTCCTTCCCCAACCACTCTTTTGTCAACGCCTGGTACAGAGGAACCATATTCATTGACCTCAGACAGGCAATCCCCACAGGGACTACAGGCACACTGCCGGTACTCTTTGAAACGAACGGGGTGACACAGGCGGTGACCAAATACGGTGGAGAAGCGCTCACGGTAGCTGATATCCCCGGAACGGGAGTCTATGAATTCTGGTTCGACAGGGCGACAAACACCCTGCAGGTAATGACCGGAGTAGTATAAACTACAGGCGGGAGAAATCCCGCCTTATCAAAGAGAAGAAAATATGCCTTTCCAAAATTTAAGAGTAAATAATCAGTTCTATATCCTGCACAAGGACGGAACACCCTTTGTTGAAACGGGATCGGTTGTGGGAGTATCCGCTCCCGTGCCCGAGGCGGCACAACAGCCGATGATGTTCGGACAGCCCATGAGAATGGTGGTGGATATCACCGTAAAGGTGGGAGAACAGACCGTAACTTTTCAGAAGATACCCGCAGGCGCGGATATCGCGGATGCCAATTTCCCAGGAGGAGGAAACATGGTTATCTCCGGATCACGGGAGTCAATGAATTCCGAGGTCACGGCAATGAGGACCAGATCCCTGGAAATACTCAAGAGCATAGACTATCACCGCACGGTGGTGGAATCATGCAACCGGATGATGGAAACTCTCAATCCCGAACTGGCCGAAAGGCAGCGGCAGGATGCGGAGAATAAAGCCCTCAGGCAGGAAATATCAGAACTGAAGGCCATGATGGCCGAACTGCTCAAACCTGCGGAAAAGGCAAGTAGTAACAATTCTAAAAAACAACAGACATGATGATGATCGAAATAGAAGACAGCAAGGTCGAGAAGATGAGCGACTACGCTGAGAAGATGCTCAAGTATGGAGGCAAGCTCATGCAGTGCATCGAGGAGATCTCCGAGAGCAGAGGCGGCATGGGACAGCGTAATGATTACGATGACTATGACGACGAGTATGACGACATGGGACAGCGTGGCGGATACGGCGGCTATGGAAATCGTGGCGGATACGGCGGCTATGGCAACCGTGGCGGTGGATACGGAAACCGTTATGGCGGGGACATGGGACAACGCCGTGGAGTACCGGGAACGGGAAGATACTCAAGATACCGCTGATTGTTTAACTCTTCGGGATGGCGGACAGACGTCATCCCGTTTAATTTGAATACATTATGAGCAAGGTAAAGGAACCTCTTGATATACATGATGACCGTCCCAGAGAAATGACGGCCTATCTGAAGAATTACGGCTGGCACTTCAATAAGAAGCTGTGCGAATTTGCTGTCTCGCTTATGCGAAAAATGAATCCCGCAACAGGAAAGAGTGAGAAGATCGAGCCCCTGAGCAAGGATAAAGTCGATGAGCTGCTGGCAAAGAATGGCGTAAGGGTGGAAAACAACACACTCTACGACTATGTGTATGTAGCTAACATGGGAAAGGCGGATTATCTGAAATCTTCCGTTGCGGATGATGCACGCCTGGCACTTTACGTCAAGGACACCATCGATGATTTTGATGCGCCTGACGGAATGGTAATGTGCATGTGGTATGCAAAGATGTGCCGGGCAGGTGAACCGGTAGAATGGGATGAGATGCTATGATCCGGCAGCAGTTCGACATAAGCAAATACGACTGGAAGGTCGAGGTCTATTATGCCGTGGATTGTTACTATACGGATGAGATCATGGGCAGGCTTTATGATATCGGATGTCGGGGAGATGATCTGCGGACCGCATACGAGAACCTGAGCGCCGGAAAGCCCGACACCGGGCTCACCTATTCCAATTACGGCACACGTCAGACAGTAATGGTCATAGGCATCACATCTTCCGCTGCACAGTTTCAGAACTCTTATGACCACGAGCGCAAGCATCTGGAAGCGCATATAGCGGCAGCGCTGGGGATCGATCCGTGGGGAGAGGAGATCTGCTACCTTTCAGGGGAGATCGGACAGCTGATGTTCGAAAAGGCAAGGTTGATGCTGTGTGACTGCGATTGTTGCAAACATAAAAAACAGGAACTCATATGAAAAGAAAAGAATTAAAAAAAGCAATCAAAAGCGCGACACCGTTTGAAAGCCTGTATGCACTTCTTCCTGAGAAGCAGAAGGAGAAATTCAAACAGTTTGCCGCCGGATTCGGATTCTCCGAAAAGCAAATAAAAGGAAGACTGGAAGGAAACACTTAGTCTTCATTAAAAAAGGACTGACTTTTCTTATTATATATAACGGGTGCTGCGGCTAGCATGCCGGGCGCCCGTTATTATTTATATATCAATCTTCAAAATGCTAAAAGAACTTTTTTGCTTTATCAAAAGTATTAAATTTCGTAAAATCTATATATTCATTAGATTTGCAGTTATTCGTTATCATTTGATTCAAAAGGAGGAATTGGCATCCAATGGGTAATCTCTCCGAATTTGCGATAAGCCTCCTCTCCATAAGTTATAAATCCACTCTTTGGGCCGTGAAGATAAGCAGTGCAGAATCCACCGTATTCGTCACGCACCAAAACAATATTTTGATTATCCGGTAACTTATCCTTCACGCTGATCCACGGAGATTGCTTTGCTTGCCATTCGGCGCCTTGAATAAAATTCGTTATCCCAAATTGCGCCAAGTTGCCACCTGACAAAGTACGATCAACCGTTCTATGATTAAACAAGATATTTTCTTTTGCAACTTCTTCTAATGTCTGTTGTTTCATAATTATTCCTTTTCTTTAAAGTGTTCTATTAGCTCTTCTACGGTAGCCTTGTGCGAGGGGATACCCATAGAATCAAACTTATTCTTAGGAATTTTCCATTTATCCATACAGCATTTTAGGAATGCTCCCTTCTCTATTATAGTATAAGGATCGTTAATACTTCCAAACCTTACTTCTGTCACAAAGAACTGTTCTTTATCAGTATCATCCCTCAATGCGGCAATAGCAAGGAATAAAGACTCGTTCGTTCCGCAATCAACTCCTTGTGGTTTACACAATCTACCTGTATAATACGAAATATCGTATCCTTGATATCTGCCAATACCACAAGCTAAATATTCGCATTTTTCTATCGGTATACTCCATTCATTATATCCATTGGGAACAAATGTATATCCCAATTCCTCCAACTTCTTACGAAGCTCCGGTGTGTTTTTGCGTATAAAACACGGTGTCGTAAATCCCATAGTTAACTCCTTTCTATATTGTTTTGAGCCTTTTCAGGCTACATCATTAATACTAATTTCTCCTTTCAAAACTCGCTCTACTTGTCTGTCGATTATCTCTTGAAATTCAATTTGGCAGATAAGAGAACAATCCGGTATAATCTCTTCCACTGGGTCACCTCGCCATGTTGGTAGTTCATCAAGGAAAATACGACCGTCTTTATCCTTTAGGCATGTTGCACCTACATCACGTTCAATCTGTGCCATTTGAGCAAATATCTCCGGGAAGTCCTTCCGGATTTTGTTCCAGTAGCCCATGCCACCTTTCACACAACCGATGCAGTTGTTGTTATTGTAGCCCATCTTGTACATAGCGGGGATTTTAATACCGGCTTTCCAAAGCATACCCATAGCATCCGGTTTCGTAATCTGCTTTTCAATAAGCGGGAACAGTGGTTTTGTGTCCGGGTACTGCTGTTTCAAGCGAATAGCCCGGTTAATCTCTTTCGGGTCATAATCAAATCCCCAAACTTGCCCGTCCCAACTTCCCAACTCCTTTTCCAATTTATACCGAACTTTCTTTTTCAGTTCAAGAGTACAAGCTGCTCCATGCGCACCATTAATAAATCCTTTCCGTAGCACATCGGCTACGCAAGTATATTTGTCGCTTCGAATGATGTGGATAGGCTGCCCGTACCACTTCTCACAATCTGCAAGGAATCGGGCGTTATCAGGATGTCCGGAGCCAGTTTCGATATAATAGAGATGCACATCTTCGTACAAGCTCAATGCTATCTTACAAGCGACTGCTGATGTTACACCACAAGAAAACCATGCTATAATCATTGTTTTTCTCTTTTATTTTTATACTTTTGTTCCGTTAATTCCAACATGAACCTAGTTTATCAAAAAAACTAGGTTGGAAAAAATGGAGATGCCGTCTCCGTTCCCTCGTTTCTCCATGGAGTCCGAGGTGAGGACATGACCGGACTTTGAAGCTAAAAAGGCGTAAGCAGCGTCGTAAGACGAAGTTTGTGGGGTTCGAATCCCCACCTCTGATAATTCTAAAAAACAACATATTGAGCAGACCACATAGGTCTGCTTTTCTATTTTATTCATTTCTATACTGTTATACGTTAAACCTCTATCTCAAACTGCTCACTTTTTGCCGATGGCATACATTCAAGAAGGGAAGAACCTACTGAAACGTAATAGATACCATCTTTTTCAAGCGGGAGCCAATGGAAATAGCGCCCTGTTTCTTCATGCATTACCGGAATCCCAAATTTATTAAGAGGTCTACCATCTATGCCTCGAAACTTTCTACACCATTTATCAATAAATTCACGACCTTCCTTCTTTCGTTTATTGATTTTCCAACACGGATGCTTCTTATCATCATTATTCGGAATCAGTTTTTCAGGAACAAACTCTTTATCATCAAATCCAATAAGAGTATAAAGCCACTCAGCGGTTATTCCAAATACCCATCCATATCCGAGGCTATCCGGTCTTGAACCACAATATTCTTGAATCATATCTTTAGCTTCGTTTTGTTCACGCAGAAGCCGTTCATTCATTTGTTTCAGCAGCTTCTCAAGTGCTGAACCTTGTTTTGCTATTATCTTCATATTTATCTTTGTTATTCGTTAATTGGTAGTTTCATAAAGCACATCCACATAGTTTTGCCATGTCTTCCGGTGGTGTGACCGAACAACGGCTGCCGTCCGATGGCTTTCAATACTTCTCTAACCGTTATCTGGTCTTCATTCCATTTGAAAATGAGAACGCCGTAATCTTCAAGTACTCGAAAGCATTCATCAATTCCTTTTTTTATCACCCTTGGCCAATCTTCAGGAAGCTTACCGTACTTCTTGGCCAACCAACTATCTTGGCCAACCTTTAGAAGATGGGGAGGGTCAAATACTACCAGCTTAAAGGATTCATCCAAGAATGGCATATCGGTAAAGTCAGATACAATATCCGGATGAACTTTCAGGCTTCGACCGTCGCAAAGAGTATGCTCCTCATCTCTAATGTCGGCAAACAAGGCCAAAGGATTTTCCTTGTCGAACCAAAACATTCGGCTACCGCAACAGGCATCTAATATGATTTTCGTTTCACTCATTTCTATACTGTTATTAGTCAAATTCCGGTATCGGCATCCAATGAGTTATGCCTAATCTTTCTTCATTAACGTATGCTCCCGTTTCCCATTCCCCAAGGGTTGAAAGAAAACAGAGAAGGTATCCATAAGCTCCTTTGGCCAGAACTATTGTATCTACCTCCGGCAAGCTATCCGTTACACTTATCCAGGGAGATTGGGTCCGTATCAGCTCTATATCAGCTTCTAAAGCATAATCAGGTATGACTTTACCATCGACTTCGACACGATATAAATCTCCTTGCGTATGTCTGATTATGCCAGACTTTCCTATTGCATCCGGCATGACTGGACAATCTAAAACTCTCACTCTGTCACCTACTTTAAATTTTGCTTCCATATTCATTACTGTTCTTGTTACGAATTAAGTTGATTGATCATTTCGTTAGCGACTGAAATACAATATCTGCAAAATGACTCTTTATCAAATGAAGTTTGCGGAAAATTCCCCTGCATTGCAGCCTTTACAAGTTGGAAACGTCTTTCCTCCCAATCAATAAGGTTTTCTTTTGTAGATAAATAGCATTCTTCTACATCTTCAAAGTCCCAAAACCTATTCATCTTCATATCAACGCATTCATAACCTTTGCTATCAATATAAGACACAACATCAATATCACTTCTATATGTATGCCCAGAGTAAGTTATTACATCTACAATCTCGCCTGTTTTTCTTATTTTTGCTTTCATATTCATTACTACTTTCGTATTGAGGGTTATTTTGCTTTCACAACAACATTGCGTAAGAAATTAGAGAACTCTGAACGCACGTCAAAGCAGGGACATGCCTTGATAAATTCTGCCGGTTCCACTTCACCCGAGCCATCCAGATCGGGTGAAGTATCCCGATGACCAAGTAACTCGATGATATCATACTCTTTGCACAATTTCGCCACAAGTCCACGTAATGCGGCTTTTTGCTCAGGAGTACGAGTATCGGCTGGTCTTCCACTCGCATCTAAACCACCGATGTAACAGATACCAATTGAATGCTTATTGTAAGATACACCGGAAAATCCCTTTGTATTACAATGAGCCCCATCAATAGAAAGTGGACGTCCATTCTCTACATGACCATCAAGGTCGACCACGAAATTATAACCGATCTGGTTAAAGCCTCTTTGTTTGTGCATACGATCTATATCCTTTGCACGTAAATCCTGTCCGGCACGTGTTGCTGAGCAGTGAATGATAATTGAGTCAATTGTTTTCATTGTCTTTGGTATTATTAGCATCATAAACATCTTTACTACTATTTTCAATAGCTATTATCGCTGGATTTGAGAATGCCATTGCCTTAGCAATAGTTTCCAGATATCTAGAGAACTCCAATAACTGTTCCTGATTATACTCCTGATAACAGTCAATGATTACCCTGTCAGGACGCTTACCCTCATGTCGTATCCCAACAGGGGACTGGTAAGCCTTTAATGGCCATTCATGTTCGCCTTCCTTTAGTGTCAGCACACATTTCCTTTTCCTTGTATCAGACAACGTCTTCACGGATGGGGATAATTTGTCAATGAACGGGCGAAACGTCTCTTTTCTCAGTACCACATCACAACATGCCATCGATACACGAGAGTAACTCTTGCCGATGAAAGATGCGATTTCACGCAAAAGATAGCCTTCCTTACGAGCCATGTGACAGAATAGCATTCTCGCGTCAGCCACCTTCTGTTTCCTCACACGAGAGAGGATCAGAACCTTTGATACCCCAGTCACACGAGAAACATCCTGAAGGATAGCCCTCATCGACTTCTTATCTTTGTTCTCTTTCAAGTTCATAGATTGTCTTTAAATGGTTATTTAATTGTCTTTAAAAGCATCGGCTCCTGATGCGATGCCAGGTGATCTCTCGTTTGAAATCTTGCGGATGGAAAGGCTTATCACGCGTATGCCAGCCAAAACGTACTCGTTTACGCTCTTCGTGTATGAAGTCATCTATCTCATACTTGAGGTTCTCCAGCTTAATCTGTATCGGCTTCACTTCCTCCGTGACAACCTTGCTCACCATCTCTTCCGGATCGTTATGAGAGTCCTGCTCACATACAATGAGCAGGACTACGACTACCTTTGAACTGTTCATTCTTGCTTTTTCTTCTCGTCCGAGAATTCAGGATTGGCGTCTTTGTCAGCTGTATAAGGATATACGTCCATGATAGCTGTTTCCACTACCGAGGCTACCTCATACTCTGCCATTGTGCCTTTCATGCCGGTATCAAGGTTCTCCTTTGCCCGTCCCAGATCCGCAGCCTGTACCAGCACATAGGTGCTTGTCTTTTTCTTAGATCCGCTCTTATCATCTATCGTGATGAAGCACAACCTGCATTTAAACCAGCGGTCGTCGCATTCGGCATCACTGGGGAAAATTTCGCTGTAGTTGGCACGCTTAATGTCCGATACTGTAAACTCTCCGGAGATAAAGGGAGTCATCTCCTCGATTATCCTTGCTTCCGCTTCCGTGAAGCTGAGAGCATCTACCAGATAAGGTTCTGTTACTTTTTTCTGCATTCCGTTTTCCATTACTTTCTCGTAACGGATTTTACACTCAAACCATGTGTGCATTCCCATAATTATTTATCTTTTTCAGGTTCGTCAATATATTTATCCGCAAAACGGTCAAGCACCTTGATACACTTGTCCGGAAGCTGCTTTGCCGTATCGTTGGTCCTGATATAGTCAATCGTACCACCGATACCATAGATATAAAGCAGCTCCTTGGTCGTCGGAATAAAAATATTCGTCATCGCTGCTATTACACCACAGACAACAAAGCGCTTCAACCATTTGAAGAATGTGTGTTCGTCGTCCCTATCCTCGATTACATCACCTTCCGATACCAACAAAACAAGCAGCATGACAACGATAATTATCAAAGCTACAATCCATACGACTGTCAATGCAGTAGACAGGTTACCAATTACGGTCATCCAATAAATTTCATTCATAATGTAAAAATTTAAATTATTAATACTTGAGGTTATTCTTTCTCTTTTCAGGGTCTTCATATTTCCAGCCGTTGAGTCGGTAGCATTCCTTCCTTGCTTCCTCACGGGTGGGGAATTCATCCACTTTGTCTGCCGTGCTGATACTCCCGGTCTCCACCCAGTGATAAACTACCCAGCGGCTGCCGATAGGAGCATATGAGTACTCAGGACGGCTGGTCTTCTTTCTTGGGTTCCACATAGAATGTTTCATCTTGTACTACAACCATACCGCATTTAGACAGTTTCTCTGCTACCTCTTCCTTATCACGATCAGCAAGCAGACGATCCTTTGCGACTTCTTCCGCCGTGCGGATGTAATCTGGGAGAATGGCTTTTACCAAAGCAAGCACAGATTCTTTTGTAAAACCTTTCAGTTGCTTGATCTTGGGAGTTCCTGTGCGGAATCCGAAAATTCCATGAGCACTCTTGTAACTCTTTGTTTTAGAGAAAAGGCTTTCTTTATTTTCCGTAGCGAATACCTGAAGGATCTCCATTGAGTCATCCTTCTTCTTTTGAAGTTCTGCCAGTTCCTCCGCATGCTTGTCACGGATGGCAGTAATCTTCAGTTCCATCTCAGCAGTGATCTTCTGAATTCTTGAGTCAGCCTGCGAGAATTCGCTCAATGCCGCTTCTACCTGTTCACTTGTCACACCGGTAATAATCGTCTTTTTAACTCTTGTCTTTACCATAAAAATTGATTTTAATAATTAATACTATGTTGATTTCTCTTGTTTCTGTCGTTGTCGTTATTGTTCTTGGAAGCGATCAGTACCCAGAACAGGCAACTGGAAGCCCATATCTTTGTACTTATGCTATCTCCAGTGATGATTCCGAGAATACAGAGGACAATCGTCAGTCTATAGGCCCATTTCATTTTCCCTCCTTTTTCTTAATCGTTTGTAACTGCTTTAGAGTCTCTTTTAACTCCTCCAGATTTTGCCGGCTTACATCCTTTTTGATGCTTCCGCGTCTTTTCAGAAAGGAAGAGATCTTTGCCTTGTTCATCTCGATCTCATACGGATCGTCGCTGCTGTAGTCCTTATTGAGGATACCAATACTGTAGGATACGCCAAAGATGTCTTTGACAACTTTCTTTTGCTTTTTCTGATCTTCTACCTTGAGACCCTCGGGATCAAGCCATTTTGAAATTAATTCGGCAGCCTCGTACCTGTACATAAACTTGGAGGAATCGGTACGTCCGTTGGTGAAACTATAAATCGTAGCACGATAAGTATCGTCATCCAGACCTTTCTGACGTTTGAGGCGATGGATAATATCCTTTTGGGCATTGGTGGCATAGAACACCAGGCGGGAAGGTTTGTTATTACTCATAATCGTTGCCATTTAATTCGTTACCATGATACAACCGGGCTCTCTCTTCGACAATGGGAATCTTCTTTCCTACATTGTTCCCCACACGTCCGCTTACTTCGGCAGCCAGACCCTGCACATGGAAGATTACTTTTGCCAGCTTCGAAGCCTGTCGCGCAGCGGCATTATGTGGTCTTCCCTTTTCCTCATGAGCAAGAATAATGAACAGCTTTTCCGGAAATTTACGGATGAGCTTAAGTAATCCATACTCCTTATTCATCAGCTCATCCTTGTAATAGGAGGCATTGTCAATAAACACAACTTTGGCGCTCCGACGGTCACGCAGCTTCTCCCATAGATCCTCAACAGGCATGTACTCGTACATGTACATATTGGAACATTCTTCCGGTATGCCTACCTGCAGGCAGGTATCCTGTATGCTTGCCGAGATACCCTCTTCCGCACTCAGGTATAGTACTCTTCCCATTTGCCGCAGATAATTGGCCAGCATAAGCGCGAAAGTGGTTTTACCGTTCTTCTCCGCACCATATATAAGCCATATCCCGTGATCTTCGGGCTCAGGGGATACATACTCCGCCCACATGCCGTCAAATTGAAATTTGGAGATTTTCTTGTCATACACATTACGCATGGTAAGCAGACGTACACGCTTTTTCGGCTTCTTTTCTTCTTCCTTTTCCATCATCAAGCTCCTTCCTGCATAAGTATTAATGCTGATTCTGCACGTCTCAGACCCGTTTCCAGGGTCTCTCCATGCGTATCAAGACACATATTCACAACTTTCTTTACCATCTCTCTATCGCTTACATTGACCGACAGCACATCCGTGATCAGCCGACGGTAGAACAGCAGCCGGTCATCCTTACCCGTAGGCACAATCGAATAATATTTGCTGGAAAAGCGGGAGAACAGTTCCTTGAATGAATTCTTCCTGCTACGTCCCTTTCCATTCTGCAGTTTCGTGCGAAGTCCGTCAGATCCCATCATGAACCAGCCGCACATGTTTTCCGTACCGTTCCACAGGCCATGCAGGGACTCCAGCGCCGCATAACTCAGTGCGCCGGCTTCGTCAATGATCACGACTGGAGAAGGGATATTGCACAGGGTATACTTGATACTGTCTTCCATCTCCTCCACTGTTCCTTCGTCGGAACCGATGCAACGCGCCAGGTGAAGAATAAAGGAGCGACGGCTGCGACATTGCGTGGCATCCAGATAAAAGCAGTTCTTGCGGTTACGGGAAAGATAAAGGGCCGAATAGGTCTTGCCGATGGCGCATTCGTCCACGAACATCATCGCCTTGGAATACTCCTTGCAGAAATCCACATACTGCTCAATCATGTTAAATACGTCCGTGCGGGCCATTCTCCACATACGCTCCGAAGCGGTTACTCCCAACAACCGGCCAACCGACAGCCATTTTCTGTGACCGATCTTCTTTTCGGTATCCGCAGTGATCTTTCCATTGACAATCTCACTGTAGATACCCTGATTAAGTCCGTATTTCTTGGCAAATTCACCGTTACTGCCACTGAAGAGTTCTCTTGCCTCCTTCAGGGCATCCAGTACTTTCTGTCTGTACTCTCTGGTAGTTTCTATTTCCATATCAGTTATATTTTAAAAGTTTGTTTTTAAATCTTTATTAAAGGATATTTGCGGATCATTTAAAATGATATCGTCCACCGGTGTCTCTTCCAGGATTTCAACCTCCTCACGTTCTTCGGGATGGTGCCATCTGTCAAGCGAGGAGATGCGGAACTTGTCGTTGAGCGTGTCACTTCTGTGATCGATGACCACCACCTTGCCGATTTCTTGATAGTGTCTGCGGCTGTAGCCCTCCAGTGTATTCCGGTAACGGGCCATGAGTTCACGGTTCTTCCTTTGCTCAGGAGTTTCCTCCAGTGCTGAACGTGCTGTAACAGGCTGCGGAACCGCTTCGCAGACAATCCTGCTGTCATCTCTGAGACAGATAACGGCACGTAATACACTCCCGTCGTTGTCGTCCATGTAGTGGATATCCACCTCCTTGCCGGCCAGCGTACGCATATACCCGATGAGCTTGTCGCCTGTAGCCAAGGTACCGTTATCTCCCAACATATACCACATCTTGCGGAAACGTACCTGGCCGGCAAGGCTTACGCTTGTAGCGACCTTCCTTCCCAAGGAGGGAAGGATGCTCCGCCAGTTGATAGTGTTCGTGTTATCCGGATTCTGCTTCTGAAGGAAAACTTCCCAGCGTGTCATACCCTTGTAGATGCTATGCTCGGTATTGTTCCATCTTTCAATGTCTATGAGGCATTCCTCTATGATTCGCTCGTAAGGCAGGATAGGGATCTTACTGGTAGACACCTGGTTGGACTCGCTTCTGGCAAACGGACGGGCCAGCCAGCCCTCACGTTTCTTTTCCATCTGGTAACGTATGGGACGCCAGTAACCTTCACATCTCTTGGAACGGGCGCTGTTGGCCTCGATCCTGACGGTTTTGAACATAGCTCCCGCCTTGAGGAAGGTATCTGCAAAGCCGGAGTTCAGATTACTCTCGCACTCCACCTCATAAGGCAGAGGCATACCCCAGCGTGAATAGTTGCGTACCATCTGGCGGTAGAACTCGGAGATGATCCCTTCCTTGTCCTTTCCGTACACCCATGCGGTGATAGCCTCGCTGCCAAGATCCACTCCGCAATAGAACCATACACGCTTCCCCTCGGCATAGAAGAAGGGAGGCTGGCGGTCGTCCACGGAAATGATGCTGCCGGCCCATTGCGGGTGCTCCAGCGTTTCGAAGGGGACATACATTCCCAGACGGATCTGACGGTTTCCCGTACGCTTGCGTGAAGTGGCTACACCCGACTCCCAGGAGCTCAGGAAACCGCTCACAGTCCGCTGGGAGATCTTACCATATTCCTTCGGATCGAACACCTCACCGGTCTCCACATTCACGATTTCCACATATCCCGCCAGGAAGGCATCGTATTGACGAAATACCTCAGCCATATCAGGTTTCCATGTTTGATGGGCGAACATACTCTCCAGAAGGGCGCGGGCCTTTTCCGTACGTATGCCGGCAGAGTTGTTACCTCTGTTCTTATTGATAAGAAAGCGGTAACCGTCCTCCTTGCTCCCGGCGGAGTATTTCTTCATCTTCTCTATAAGACGGGCACGTGAGGGAGGAAGGGTATGGGTCTTTCCAAATCTCTTCTCCAACACCTGCGAGAATGTACTGTAATCAGACCATACTGAATCGTCCAGCCCGTACATGCTCCTGCGTCCTCTGGACTGCCATTCGCTCAGGCGAGCCTCACGGAGTGCGAGCAAAGCGTTTAGGACAGAAGCGTTCATCACATACTTGTCCTGTTCCTCTGCCGAGAGAGTACCGGCGGCATCTTCATAAGTGGAATAGAAATCCACCGCATCAGAATCCACACCAAAATAAAGCAAAAGGATATGTTCCACACGGCGGGGATCGCCGATGGCCTCACGGATGGTCGCGGGAAGGGAATCGAAAAGGATGAGCAGACGGTTGCCCCGACCACCGCCACGGGAGTAGCGCTTAAGGCCGGTAGGCTTGTCTTTGTGACGGTCTATTTGCTTCTTTAAATTGTCATAGCTATAGAACCTGGGAACAAGCTCGTCCTTAGTGACCACCAGTATATCGTTATCTATAAAAATTGGCATTTCTATAATCGTTTAACTCTTGTGCAGTTCCCGGCTTCGATCCGGGAATGAAGGCCACCTTACCGTCTCTTTTTACCACCTATCGAAAAGATATATAGTTATGAAAATGGTTAAGTACGTAATCCTGAAAACTAGGAAACGGGAAGGTTCCTTGACTGCTCCTTTATTTATCCTCTGCGCGTCTGGTATATAGCGTCTCGGAGTGCTTTGAATAATTCTTCAAAGTCTTTTGCAAGCGATTCCTGTTTACTTTCTCTTTGTTGTACTGAGTAATACTCAGAAGCTTTTTGGATGAGCTTGGAGAAATTTGGATTTTCTTCCATAAGTCCAACAATCATCGTAATCAAAATATCTTCTCTGCCTATGAGAAGGCTACTACCATTAACCTTGTTTCCTTCGGTATCCCCAGCAATCATCAAAATCGAGATACCGTTTTCCTTGCATGTTTTTTTAACTTGCTCGGCCATTTTTAAAAGCTGTTCTTCTTTCATTTTAAATCTAATTTTTAAGGGTTAATAAATCATTCTTGGTTATTTTGCTCTAGTATTTCATTACAGCTGTTGTCCTGATAAACTCATCCAGGTTACTGTTGATTTTCATTTCCTCAGTTATCATCTGGACCATTTGTTTGGAATCACCGCGAGCATAAGAGATACTGGTAAGTTCTCTGTTGTCATTCTCGTAACCGGCGACCGCGATGACCTGGATGCCGTTCTGCTTGCAGAACTCCTGCAGCTGCTTGAACATCAGTACTAATTGTTGTCTCTTTGTCATTTTAATCTATATTTTAAGGGTTGATAATTTGTTTAAATTATCTTCCACTATTCTCACGAACCACGGAAGTTTTGCTACATTTGTAGCTACCAATTAAAACTCTAAATTTATGTAACTATGACACGGAAAGAAGAAATCGAAGAGATCAAAACCATCGTTAATCAATTATTTGTTCAGTTAACCATCGTCTCGGCCAAAAATGCTGTACTAGAGTCTCTTGTATTAGACGGCATTGTCAAAGAAAAAATGCCCCAAAATAGTAACTGCATTTATAGCAATTATGTTGATGAACTAGAGAACCTGTTAAACAACCGTATGGATGAAGTCGAGAACTGTCTGTTTGAAACCAACGATCATGCTTTCTTGCTGCGCCAGAAGTTTGAAATTATGTCAATGATTTCGTCCATGAGAAGGGACGACCGTTACGAGGCTTCCAATGGTTGATCTCTCTAAAGAGTTTCTCAATTAAAGAGCCTTTATCCAGGCTCTTTTCTTTTTTAATGTCTTTCTTATTCATTTTTTATTGTTTAAAAGTTAATAAATCATTTTAATTCTGCCCCTATTCATCACGAACCAGGGCAGTTGTGCTGCTTTCGCAGCTTGGCAAATACTTTACATTTATGGAAAAATTCAGAAATATCCTTATCCTCACGGACCGGGATAATCTTGCTGCCTCTGCAGCATGGGGTAAATAAACCATATAAATTAAAAGTTTTTATCATGAACTGGTTGTTCTTCTTTTTCTCCGATCATCCGTATTCCTCCGGTCATATGCCAGATCTTATCCGCCATCTCCTCGGCCTTTTCTCCGGTTATCGGACCGATCTTTATCACAATACCTTTACTCTTACTGCCGAAAACTGCAATCGGACAAACCATTTTATATTCACTCCAGATGGAGAATGCAAGTTTGATGTACAGAGGGTCGATATGTGATATGTAGGTGATCATTGCATTTCCTCCCATCCGATGGATAACTGTTCGTAAACAGGAACCGGATCAGGGTAATAGTTGCGTTTCTTATAGTTGTCTTTTGCGGAACGATCCAATGCCGATGCAACTCTTTTGCTCATCGTGTTACCGGAATATACTTTACGAACATGAGAATAGGTAAGATTCAGACCATTCGCAACTTCCAGAAGCTCCTTCCGACTTAGCCAATGGCGAACCTTTTCTTTCCATTCAATAAATTCCGGGCGGAATTTGGGAGAGGGTAATAGCTGACGCTGGGATGACTGGAGGGAATAACCACCTGTGCGGCGGATAGTGGGAAGGACCTCGCTGGTGATCCATCTCTTGAAGGCTTTGGCTGCCGGCAATTTGGAACCAAAGATGAGGGCATACATGCCGCTTTCGTTGATCAAAGTGGTAATTTGGTTAAATCCTTGATTATCAGGGATAGGGTATTTTACCCTATCCTCATTATCAACGTGTTGCGTAATTGCTGATACGGGATCATTGTAACCTAATGATAATGCAATATCTCTTCCTACAAAATAAAGCATCTCGTCGACTGTTATGGTTCTGATTTCAGCACCGATATTCTCATTTAAAAAGGTTTGCAGACCGGTTGTCTGCGGATTGTTGTTTCTTGTTTCCATGATAATAATTTTATTTATTTACAATTTCTGACTTGGTTACTTTACCAAATAACTGCTTGTATACCTCAAGCACTTTATTGGCTTTTTTTTTTTTTTTTTTTT